GAAGCCGGAAGAAGTCCTGATAGACGGTGACCTCGCCGTAGGGGTCCTTGGCCTCGGCGTCCAGGAAATCCTTGCTGTAGGAATGGCGCGGCCACGCCTCGCGGATGGCTTCCCGGCCGAGATTCTCGCGTTTCCAGGAAACATAGTTCACGCGGCCCCAGGCGTCCTGGGCGATGGCGATCTCGCCTTGCGGGATTGCGACGAAGGCCAGCGGCTGCTCGATGGACGGGCCGCGGATCGGCAGCAGCGCCCCGGTGCCGATCGTGAGGTCGGTGCACATCTCGTGCACGGCCGTGTCGAAATCGCCGGTGAGGAAATACGGGTAGATCTGGTTGGCGACCCGCGACAGCTCGCGGTTGAACACCTTCTTTTCGTCGAGGGAAAGCCGGGATGCGACCAGCGGGCCGACCTCGATCATGAACGGGGTAGCGGCAGGGAACACCTGGCGCTGGATCTCGCCGGCGCAGTGCATGGCCGCGTTCGGCCCGGTCATGTCGAAGATCAGCTGCGCCGGCCGCTTGTTCTTGCCGCGGGAAGCGGGATTGCGGTTCGGCAGCACATAGTTGTAGGCATCGTCGTAGACGCTGTCCCAGGCCGCCCTGTTGTCCCACACCTTCCTCGCCCGGGTCCGCTGCAGGGCGACGGGCGGTGCATCGGAGCTGCTGCGCGCCTCGGCCATGTCAGCTAAGGTTCGTCTTTTCGGCGACGTTCTCGACGAAGAGGCGGCGGCCGCGCGGATTGCGCCTCGATGCCGTGCCGCGCACCTCCTGCGAGCGCAGCTCCGCCAGCTGGCGATCGTTCGCCACCTGCTGCATCTTGCGGCTTTCCTCCGCCTGGCGCTGTGCCTCGCGCTGGGCTTTTCCTCCGCCGAACAACGATGTCATCATCGATCCCTTTCAAGAACCCAGAGGCCCGCATGCTTCACGCGCGCGCGCCGGAAGCCTGTCAGCATCGCCATCCGCTGGCCGACGACGTTGGACGGCCGCACCTGCACGACGATCAGCCGAGTTTCGGCCATCGCCGGTAGCGTCAATTGAGCGATGCGGATGAGGCGGCGCATGTGCGGTGCCGCGTCGCGCGAGATCGCCAGCGCCATCTCGACGCGCCGCCAGCCGTGGCGTGCGAACATGGCGACCGCCAGCACCTGGTCGCCGTGGTAGATCGCAACCGAATCGGCCTGGCGCACCTGTGCGAGCACGCCCGCGCGCACGCGCGAGAAGCGGCCGCCGACCTCGAGGGCAGCCGAGCGGGGAGCGGGCGATACGATGCGCCATGCGTCAGACATCGAAGACGTTGAAATCGCTGCGTGCCTTGATCGAGCGCATGGGCACCACGTTGCCCGGACGGCCCATCTGGGCGGCGTCCTTCTTCAGCTGCACGGGTCCGCGATAGCCGTAGAGCAGGTACTGCCAGGCGTCCTGGATGTGCGAATACTGGTTCTTGTCGATCTCGCTGGAATCGGTCTTGCCGGCGCTCGACGCCTTGGTCAGGTGGTACTGCGAGACGAAGCCGCGAATGGTGAACTTCAGCGTCGGGCACCACAGCGAGCGCGGCGTGACGGCATCGATGTCGGCGCCGAAATACCAGTCCACGGCCTCGATCCGGCTTTTCAGGTCGTTGGTTGCCGTCGGCATGATCTGGATCTGCAGCGCCGCAGCCACGATCTCCATGAACGCGAGCTCGCCGCGCAGCTTGTCGGCGCCGTACCAGGCCGAAGGGTCGCCCCACGCGCCGGCGCAGCGCATGCCGCGGAAGTCGCGCAGCAGGACCTCCATCACGTTCTCGGCGAAGCGGCTCGGCCCGGTGATGGTGTCCGGCGAAGACACGATCTCGCGCAGGCCGCGGAACTGGCCGTTCGGCATGAACTGGCCTATGCCGCAGGCCGGCGTGCCGCCGGCGTCGAAGCCCATGTAGAACGGCAGCTCCGGCACCGGCTGCAGCATCGTGTCGGAGCGGTGCTTCTGCAGGGAGAACCGCGAGTAGATGACGGTCCTTTCGCGTTTCGCGGCATACTCGCCATGCACGTTGCGGCGGGCTTCCGGGTTGGTGGGGCCGCCGAACTGGCGTTCCTCATCCTCGTATTTGTGCCGGGCCTTGCCGATACGGTTCTCGGCCTGGGGAGAAAGGCCGGATGGCTGCTGGAAGAAGTTGTAGCCGGGCCATTTCTGCGGCTCCTCGATGTGCCGCTGATAGGTCCAGTTGCTCTCGTCGGGGGGGTTGTAGTCGCCCATGATGATCCGCGGCACGGCGATCGACTGCACGCCGGTGTCGGGATCGGCGATCCAGCCCAGCCGCTCGCCTTCCCATTCCATCACCTCGCCGGCGGGTGGGTAGCGGCCGGTTCGGCCGTAGAAGCGGCCGGGCACCTCCTCGTGCAGGAGGTCGCATTCGTTCATCCAGCCCATGGAGATCTCGTAGCCCTTGAAGAAGCTGTCGAGATTCTGCTCGCCGATCGCGCCGAACTCCATTTCGAGCCGCACCTTGGTCAGGCGATTTTCCCACTCGCCCCGGGCCTTGTACCAGGGCCGCACCGTGTCCCATTCCAGCACGTGCTTGACCGGCCGGTCCTGGCCGCCGGAATAGGCGTCGCGATCCTTGGCCGTGAATGGCCCGCGCTTCGGGAAGAACTCGTGCCACGATGACAGCGCCGTCTTCGCCATCTCGCGATAGGTGTCGCGGATCGCTGCCGTGCGGACGTGGATCACGCCGTCTCGGCAGACAGGGAAATCGTTGGCCGCGTGGCGGGCGATCTTGAACACGGTCGCCACCGTCTTCCCCGAGCCCCAAGGGCCCATGATGAGGTCGATCGGCCCCTTGCTCTCAATGTAGCGCACCGCCACCGGCCCGGGCGGCTGATAGCGCGTGATGTCGAATTTCGACCTGTCGTCGGACCCTGGACCCATGACCCTCGTGCTCGCGCGGCGGACGCGCTCCCGTGCCCGCGCCCCGATTCAACGCTGCAAGGTTATTTCGGCCGTTCCGCCGTCATGTGCGGGCCCATCGGAATTGGCCGTGTGTGTGAGGCACGACACCCCCTCCTGGGTGGGGCGGCCGCCGGTTTTGGAATTTCGCACTGCCGCCCCCGGGGCGCGAGGCAGGGGGTGGGGGCGGGGTCAGCATAGGCGACGAGGTCGCGGCCAGCCCTCGCGCGCGGGCGCGCATGCGCGTGAGGCGGGCGTTTTGAAGCGCCGATCCTACGGATATTTGATCAGTCGGACCCGTCGCTTTCGTCAATGATATCAATCGCTTGCGGATCACGTGCGACAAACTCGGCTTTCTCGCACGGATCGGCATTGATTTCATTGGCTTTTTCCGGCCGCGCGGGCGGCACGCCGGCGCTCATGAAGCCGTTGGCGGCGAGCACGTTCACGCTGCCATTCAGCTCGCCGATCACCATCACGGCGCGCTGGCCGGCGCCGTCCGGCAGCTCCAGCTGCTGCGGCTTCTTCGCGTACTTGTACGGCAGCAGCTCGGCCGCCGCCTTCACCTGAAGCGCGGCGACAGCGAGCAACGTCTTGTCGCTGACGCCGAGGCCCAGCGCGATCGCGAGCGCCTTGGTGTCGGCCGTCTGCCACATGGACAGCGTCACGGCCGGGTCGCGATGGCCCAGCGCCTCCAGATAGTCGAACAGGCTGGTATTGCGCCGGTTGGCCGAGCCCTTCGGCCTCCCGCGCCCCCGCCGCTGCGCGGCATGATGTTCGGCCGCCTCCGCCAGTCCGCCGATAGGCAGGAGATCGGGCGAGCCCTCGATCAGGTCGAGGAGATCGGCCACGTCGTCGCGTTGGTCGGCCTCGATCGGCTGGGCAGCGGCCTCGGCGGCGCCCGGCGCGGCCCGTGTGTGTGCCCCCAGATACCCCTTCGCGCCGTCGTCGTCGGCAGCCATGGCGCAAAACTCCATTTCTTTATTCGGTTACCTCGCCGCCGCCTGAAATCGGCCGATGTAACCGCCACGTAACCGGCTTTTCGATAGATAATACCTATGGTTAGGTCCGTGGGTTACGTGGGTTACTGGTTACTTCATGACGCGCGCATGCGCGCGCGCGCGCGTGACGAAAGCACCTAATCGTGGGAACCAAGTAACCCATATCTTTAACCCTTTGATTTGCTTGATCTTTGCGGTTACATTTCGCGGTAACCATCATGTAACCGTCAGGTAACCGGGTAACCGCCCCCGCGCCCTACAGCCAGATGAACACCCTCGCGCATTTCCCCCTACGTCCATTGCCAGCCCGTCGATAGGACGCGGCGGAACCATTTTCGGCATGTATGGGCGGGGGCGCGGGCGTCAATTGCGGCGCGGGCGACGTGGGCAAGATGGGCGCGGACGAGCGCGCGCGGCGACGTCGCCATGGCGCATGCGGGCGAGGGATGCGGGCGGCGCAAAGTGCGAAATCCGATTGATCATGCTGTTTGGGCGAGGGGAGAGGAAAGCGGCGCGGCCCTGCCGGGCCGCTGGTCATTTCAACCGTGACGCCAAGGCAGCACCGCCGCACGGCCGACGAAGGACAGCG